CTCTATCGCTAGAAGCGATTGAAGCAGTTTACAATGCTCTACCTCGTAAGTTCAAGGCTCGCCGTCAGGATCTTAAGTTCTACATGAACTCTAAGCACCTACAAGAGCTTATCTCGGCACTTCGTAATATCGGTACAGTACCAGAAGCAGTAGCAACTCGTGTTATTGATGGACAGCTTCCACAAATTGGTGGACCAGCTGGAGCTCAGTACATGATCTTCGGACTTCCAGTACTTGAAGTACCTTTGTATCCAGATAACTATCTAGATCTAACACTTCCAAGCAACAGAATCTGGGGCTTCCAGCGTGATGTAACCGTACATCGTGAATTTAAGCCAAAGAAGGACACAATGGAGTACACAGTATACGTCCGTATGGGTGTAGCTGTAGAAGAGAAGTCTGCAATTGCATACGCAGAACAGGCATAACTAACTCTCTACCTAAAACAGGGGCTGCTTTTTGCAGCCCCTGTTCTATTTCTGGTGTATAATTTATGATAGGAGGATTTTATGTTTAAAGATAAAACAGTTTATGAATTAAAAACAATATGTATGATGTATGATATTGAGTATCCAAGTGGTGCTAAAAAAGCAGATATTTTAAAGGCAATTGAAGGATCTGGAATTACCGTTGAAAAATACGAAGAAGATCTTGAAAGCCAAGTGTCATCTACTGATGCTGTTGAAGAAGTAAAAGAAGTTGTTGTTGTAGAAAAAGAAACAGTAAAAACAACTAAGCAAGATTTTACATTGTTAAAAATGATCCACCCAAGAGGAGCACTTAATGTTGGAAATGGTGTAGTATTTACAATTGACCAGCCATTTAAGTCTATGCCAAAAGAAAAAGCAAATGATATTTTAGAAAGAGCAAAAAATGAAGTAAGGGAGGCTACCCCAGAAGAAGCTGCTGAGTTCTATGGGGTAAAACTATAATAGATGAAAGAGTACCTAAGATCTGATGGAGACACTTTAACCATTCCATATCTTGCTCCAACAGGAACAGACTCAGTTGTATTTAATGTCTATGACCTAGATCTAGAAGAATATATACAATCAGACGAAGGTGTTTTATCTTCTGGATCAACTTTTAATTTAATACTTGACAGAGAAGTAGCTGCTTATGATAGAAGAGTAAAGGTTGAAGTTCAAGCAATTGATAATAATAGCTACACAGAAGATGAGTTTTATGGAAGCCTGGTAAGACCATATGCAACTGCACAAGAAATTGCAACCTATGGTGACATAACCATTGTTTCATCAAATCCTGGCTTAGGAGAAGCTACACTTGCTCAATTAGTAAAACAAGAGAAAAGAGCAAGGTTAGTAATTAATTCTATTATTAACGATGCTTTTGTTTTTAAATATAAATCTGTTGGAACTATTGGTCAAGGTACAGACTTTTTGTATTTAGGTCAAAGAGTTGAATCTTATGACAAGATTATAAAAGATGACGAAGTTGTTTACGACTCTACAGAAGATCCGTTAATTAATCTTTTAGAGTATTCAGTAGCAATTTCTTCAAGTAAATATAATTTAAAAGTTACTTTATCTGGAGAAAATATTAGTGAGTGGACAGATGTGAGCGTATTAAAAAATCACGGATTTTTTGAAAAAAATAGCTCTTACATAGTTCGTGGAGAATATGGCTGGAAATATATACCAACAGATATTAATCAAGCAGTATGTGAACTAGCTTCAGATATGATCTGTTCTGATTATGCATACAGAAAGAAAGGCGTTAAGTCAATTAAAAATGACGCATACGCAATTGAATTTAATCCAGGTTCTGCCACAGGAAACATAATTGTTGATAATTTAATTTCTCCTTATAAGAGATTTGATATTTGGGCGGTGTAGTAAATGATTTGTTTAACTGGATCATCATATACCATGAAGGCAGACATTTATGTTCCAACAAAAACTCAAGATCAAAATACTGGTGCAGTAATGAAAACTTGGGTGAATAGCAAAACAATATCTTGTTTTGCAAAAGGCATTGTTAGAGATACAATATCAGATAACTCAAGTGCTGTTGACATTAAAAACTATTTAACAGCTGTTAGCAATATTGTAAAAATTAGATCACTATCTCCAATCAATTCAGAGTATAGAGTTGTTGCCATAAGAAATTCGCAAGGTGTAATTTGGTCAGAAGGAGATACTATTTCAAGTCAAGGTGGAATTTCTGGAGCAACCATATTTGAACCAAGAGGATCTACGCCAATTATGGACTTTGACGGAAGAGTGATTGAGTATGAAACAGTATTGCAAAGACAGGAAATTCAAACCCTGGAGTCGTTATAATGGATAAAAGATCAGATACGTCTGTTTTAAATTCATTGGTTAAACCAAAAAAAAGAAGACATATTAAAACTGGAAACATTGTTGAAAAAATTGCAGCCACAGCAAAATTTAATTCAGAATTAATTAGTCAAATAAACTATGACCAAAGAACAAGAATACAAGAGCAGGGTCTTAGGCTAATAGCAAAATATTTTGAAGCCTATGTTGATAATTTGGCAAGAATGAACTATTCAAGATTTCATCACTTATATGAGCCAGGCAGGACTGGATCAAAAGAGTCTAGGTTGTTTGAGTCAAGAATATCTAGTGGAAACAAGCCAGAATTAACTTATAATTTTTTACCATCATCAATTCCAGGAGATAGCGGATATGTCTTTGAAAACAAGGCTTTTGTAATGGAAAACGGAATACCTTTAAATATTAAAGCAAAAAACTCAGAGTATTTAAGATTTGAATATGAAGGTGAGTTTTATTCAAAAAAACAAGTTTATGTTTCAAACCCTGGAGGAACCGAAGTTGAAAACTCTTTTTCAGAAACATTTAACATTTTTATGAATTCTATGGCTAATGAAGCATTAAGAGATATGGCATTTTTTGAAAGAATTGAACGTGGTATAGCAAATGAATCAAAAATAACGCTTTCTAGGATATCTGCTGGTAAAATAGAAGGTATGGCTGCAGAAGCATCTAGATCAGCAAAAAATATTGTTAGGGGATTAAAGTAATGGACCATACTAAACTACCAATTGCCCTGATAAATAAATATATTTGGGACCTAGCTTCTGGTCAAGTTAAAAAACGATACAAGCTTGAAACAAATGAGTCACCGAACTTTCCAGTAATTAGTTCAGATATTTGGGATACCTCTCAGTATAGTATTAATGGGAATACAGTAGAAATTAACACTATTACTGTGGGAACTGCTCCTAATGCCAATATAACAACAATTGTAACTGCAACTAATCATGGATTAATTTTGGGTCAATTATGTGAAATAACTGATGTAAACTCAGCATTTAATGGAATGCATAAGGTAAAAGAAATTACTAGTCCAACACAATTTAAAATTACAACACCAGTTGGTGGTACAACATTAGCTAGTACCCCTGGAAAAGTCAAAGAAATTGGTTTAGTTCCATTTTTCCCAGTATCAGAAAACCTTGCTGCTAGTACAGAAACAACACCATTTATTATTTATGACTTCCTCTTTACCCCACCTGGAAATACGCAATGGTTTGTAAATTGTGAAAAAGCAGTATATACAATAGTTGGAGAATTGCCACAAATATATTATTTAAGAAACTTTATCTACGAGTCTTTAAAGAAATTTGATGTTTCTGCTCAAGAAATAAATGACCATATTGACGATCCTAGCATAAGGTTTAAATTTATAAAATGCGAGCAATCTGACTATATGCTTGACGAAAAGAGAATTGACAGTTTTAAGCCTAAATTTGTTACTACTTTAGTGCTTAATTATGACTATACTAAAGTATAATACTCGTGGTATTATTGTCTAGAGGAAGCAAGCCACGAAAGTCAAAATTAAAAAATGACAGGAGGTGTAAATTTACACATGGCAATTGGTAATGCACAAAATATTATCGTAGGTGCTGGTGCCCTTTATGTAGGAGACGCAGCATCCGCAAACACAGAGCTTACAGAAGAGCATTTAGTACACGCAACAGGCTTAGCAGGTTCTCTCCAGGGAGCAACCACAGTAAAGAGTCTTCAGAACCCAGACAATCTTGTTGGAAGTTCTAAGTGGGAATCCGTTGGTTATACATCAGAAGGTGCTGAACTTTCTTTTGAACCAGATTTCGGTGAAGTACAGGTTGATCAACTTCTTGACGTAGCAAAGATCTTCAAGCAAGGTCAAAGAGTTATGCTTAACACAACTCTTACAGAAGCTACCCTTGAGAATCTTCTTGTAGTCGTTGGTGGAGACCCAGCAACAGATCTTACAGCATCTGGCACAAAACTAGATGTTTTCAACATCAACGGTGGATCGCTAGGTATTTCCCCAATTGAAAGAAGTCTTTGTTTGGTAGGTCCAGGACCTGACGACAAGGCTGGTACAGGTGAGAAGGTAGAAAGAATCTACGTTGCTTATCGTGCTCTTTCAATGGATACAGTTACAGTTGGCGTTCGTAGAAATGAGGCAACGGTTTTCCCTGCTTCTTTCCGTCTACTAGCTTCAACTGATTATTCTGTAGCTGGAAACGCATCATATGGAAAGATCATTGACAGAGTATTCACTCCGTAAATATAACTAAATATTAATAATGGGCAGGAGAAATCCTGCCCATTATTGCTATAATAAATAAAATATAGGATATAATTATAAAGAACAAAGGAGAATTTAATGGCAACCAAAGTATACGAAAGTGTTGAGCTAGAGCTTCTAGACGGCAAAGTAGTAAACATCAAGCCCCTAAATCTAAAAAACTTAAGAGAAGTAATGAAAGAATGGGCAAAAGCCCAAGAAGCAAAAACTGAGGACGAGTTCCTAGATACTCTAATTAGTTGTACTCAGATTGCTTTCAAGCAATATGATCCTAGTCTTGCTGGAGATCGTGACGCATTGGAAAATGCTCTTGATATTCAGACTATGTACAAAATCTTGGAGGTGGCTGCTGAAATCAAGCTTAACGACCCAAACCTCGTAGCGATGGCTCAGGAACTGGTTGGAACGAACTAGATCTTGCGGAGCTAGAGGCAGAAGTTTTTTTGCTTGGACATTGGAAAGACTATGATGAACTTGAAAGTAGTTTATCAATGCCAGAACTAACAGCAACTTTAAAAGCTATGTATAATGCAGAATCAAGAAAAAATAAATTTATGGCTTCGTTGCAAGGCGTTAGTTTAGAGTCTGATTCTTCACAAAGCAAAGATTCTTCTGGAAAGCAGCCATCAACATTAAAAGATATACAGGCGAGAGCCATGGCAAGACTTACTGGTGATAACGAAAAGGCATCATCAGCAGTAAAGTACGGATTCACCCCAGACATGGGTGTTGCATACGATATTATTAGGGGTGATGGATAGTGGCTGATATAAGAGCCAGGTTTGTTTATGATGCAGACTTTTCATCATCAATATCTCAAATTAAGCTTCTTGCTAGAGAGTTAAGTGTATTAAATAATTCATTTAACTCTCTAGACAAGGATGCTAGAAAAACAAGAAATCAACTTGCAGAACTTTTTAAAGGAGACGTAGGAGATTTAGGTGCGTTTACTGCAAGAACAGTAGACATAACCTCAAGCATAGATAATTTTGGAACAGCTTTAGATAGAAACAAATTAAAGCTTCGTGATTATGGAAGAGAAGCTAGAAAAGCTTTTCAGGCTAATAGCAATGCTAGAAAATTAGCAGAAGATCAAGTTAGAAGAACCAAGGCAGACCTTGTTGACCTTGGAATGGATGCCAACGGTAGAAGAAAAGGCATCCTAGTTACCCCACTTAAACTAGACATGTCTGACATGCAGACACAAATAGAAGTTGCTAGAAAACAATTTTCTATATTTAATAAACTTGTTAATGACGGTGCCACACAACTTATTAACTGGGGTAAGAATACCCAATGGGCAGGTAGACAGCTTACAGTTGGTCTGACGGTTCCTATGACCATGTTTGCAACAGCCACCATAAAAGCATTCAATGATGTTGATAAGGAACTTACAAGATTTCAAAAGGTTTATGGATCAGATTTGGTTGGTTCTACAAAAGAAGCAACTAACGCTATTAGACAGCAGGTTCAGGCTCTTGCAGTAGATATTGCTGGAGCCTATGGTGTAGCAGCAAAAGAAACAGCAGGACTTGCAGCAGACTTAGCAGCAACGGGTCTCGAAGGTCAAAAACTTCTGGACTCAATTAAACAAACAACAAGACTTTCTGTACTTGGTGAAATTGATAGACAAGATGCAATGAAGACAACTCTTTCTTTGCAAAATGCCTTTAACATGAGCACCCAGGAATTAGCAGAATCAATTAACTTTCTTAACGCAGTTGAAAACCAAACCTCTCTATCTTTGCAAGATTTAACAGAAGCAATTCCAAAGGTTGGTCCAGTTGTTCGTGCTCTTGGTGGAGACGTAAAAGATCTTTCTGTTCTTATGGTTGCAATGAAAGAAGGAGGTATTAATGCAGCAGAAGGTGCCAACGCATTAAAATCTGGTTTAGCCTCCCTAATTAATCCAACAAAGGCAGGTTCAGAAGTTGCCAAACAATACGGTATTGATCTTGAAGATATTGTAAAAAGAAATAAAGGACAACTACTACCTACTGTTCTTGAATTCCAAAAGAGTATGCAAACCCTTGATGATCTTGGTAAAGCAAAAATTATTGAACAATTATTTGGTAAGTATCAGTTTGCTCGTATTTCAGCACTTTTTGATAACTTAAATACTCAAGGATCACAGACAAAACAAGTTATTGAGCTTATGTCTGCATCTAACTCTGACCTTGCAAAAATTGCAAATGAGGAAATTAAAACTCTTACAGAGTCTGCCTCTATGAGATTTCAAAGATCTATGGAAGCTATCAAGGCAGCCTTACTACCAGTTGGTGAAGCTATTGTTAATTCCGTTCTTCCATTTATGGAAAGGTTTGCAGGAGTACTTGACAGAGTTGTTGCTTTTGCAAAAGAACTTCCAGCTCCAGTAAAAAGCTTTTTAAAGGTAATAACTGGACTTACTGCAGTTGCTGGTCCAATTATTATGATGGCAGGTGTTCTTGGAAACTTTTCTGGATACATTATTAAGGGTGCAATGGCATTTGTTAATCTTGGCAGAAGAATTCGTGGTCTTCCAACAGAAAAATTCCAACTACTTGACGATACTCAAATTGCAGCATCAAAGGCAACCGATACACTAACAATATCTATTGCAAGACAAAGAGATGCAATGGTTGGTTTAAATAAGGTAATGATGGATTACCAAGTTCTTTTAATGAAGCAAAGATCAGCTACACCAGGATTATTTAATGATCCAATGGATATACCAG